CGTCCAGAAGGAGCTGTTCAAAGTCTTTGACACAGAACCAGCCCTATCCGTATGTTTGGGCAAGATGAAGGCCGACATGTATACGTGCAAGAAACTGTACAATCAGGAAGCACGATTCTACACTGTGTTCCCAAAGCACATGAAGTTGATCTTCTCTTACGCTACTCAGGCCTTCGGGCTTGACAAGGCGCGTGGCCCACATTCCGCTCTTGGCATTTCGTTCACGCGAGGCGGCGCCAACGCCCTGGTGCGCGAGCTCGATGCTCAGCTGGATGAAGCAAGAACTACGAAGTTTCGCTATGCATATTCGCATTATGGCGATGACTCGGTTGTGCTCCTGTCATATCAGGGGTGGATCATTCGGTTCGCATTAGATTGCTCCGCGTTCGATCTGACACAATGCAGCGCAGTGAAGGATCCCGTACTCAAACGGTTATCTTATGAACTCGCATTGTATGATGTCACTTCAGCTTTACTCTGGCGTGCGTATGGTAGCGTGCGTGATGTTGTCTTTTCGACTACGCACGTTGTGCGGATGCGCCACGGCGGACCATCCGGCTTTGACTTGCAAACCGAGGTAAATGACATGCTCATGGAGATGCTCATTCATGCCTCACTGCAGGAGCTGGACAAATGGGACGAGTTACCCGTGGGTGACGCGCGCACCTTCGCAAACGACCTCGACCGGCTACTTCAGCGCGTGGGCCAAGAGTTTGGCGGATTCGTTGTGAAGCTTGAGCAATTTGAGATCTTCAAGGCAAATACCTTTCGTGAGACCTTGGGCGATGCCCATTTTCAGTTTCTTGGGTATGACCTATATCTCGACAGGAACACCAATTTGGTTCAGGTGTTCTGTGATATCGTCAAGCTCATGTCATCTATGCCTTTCCCGTGCCCGCAATACATTAAGGAGACGCCTCTTTTCAAGAAGACCGCTTTCGATCGCCTGGTGGGGCAATTCCTCAACATGGGATTACCGCCAAGTGGTTTGCGTACGGCGACCCTGAAGTTACAACGCGAAATCATCAAACAATACAAGAGACAGGAGGTCCCACCAAAGATCAATGCATCATCGGAACTGTTGAACCCTCAAGGCGTAGAGGAGTCACAGATACCGGCCGCTCAACTTGAGGCGCGCTCTCCCGCAAAAATCAATGAGATCCTGAATCTCCGTCGTGATATTTGGGATGCGGACAACTCTCGCCCCGTGGTAGAAGAAGAAAACTCCCTGCAGACAGCACGCCTGAGCATGCTAGAAGCTCTGCTTGAATGGAGCAACCCGGCGCGCGATGATCTGTCCCTGGAGGAGATTGACGCGCTTGATGCAGAACGTCTTGATCTCAGGCGCAAGCGTATGTTGCGCGCGGCTCTATCGCGCTTTACGGTATTACCTAGAGCACGTAAGCTGTCCGCACCACTTCGCGCCCCCGTGAAACGGGTGCCCACCCATCCAACAACCGTCCGCAACTTTGGTCGTCCTCCACCCACTGCGGTGTGGGGACCTGACAAGCCGAAGAAACAAGTTGCGCCCACGCTCGATGCTGGTGCCGCCCGACGCAAGGGTCGCGGCCGAAACAAGCGAGGAATCGCTGAAAGCGACACTTGGTTTAGTGACCAGGAGGAGGAGGACTACATCTCGTCAGAGGGCGAGTGGGTCTAACCACCTGGTAGGGTACGTCCCGGGAAGACGTTAAAGTACAGATAAGTGTGCGCCTGCTCACGCAGGCATCGCCCTGGTAACAATGCTATAGCACCGAGGCTACAAGCTCGGAACCCGCCTCATCATCAAGAATATGACAACA